CTTTGCCTGGGCGGCAACGGCGGTAGAGGCGGTTTCGACCAGTGCATGGGTCGTGGATTGGGCGCCGAATTCATTCCGGACAGCCAGAGCGGTGGTAGTCATCTTCTCCTCGCGGGTGGTTTGCTAACGTGCATGCATAGACATTAGCAGACAGATAATGAGTGTGCAATAGGGGTGTGGAAATTTGTTGGGGCTTGGATGGGTCAGTAGTCGTCCAGCGAGTAATCGTCGTAGTCGTCGTAGGCCAACTCTTCCTCTAGCCGCTCGTTCTCGCGCCGGACGCAGGCGCCGCACACCTGATACACAGGGCCGCAACTGCCTTCCTCAAAGTCCCGGCGCGGGCGTAGGTCGGTGGCGTGGCTCTTGCACCAGTCGCACGCGCCGTGCCGGGCCTCGTCCTTGTGTCGCTTGAATTCGTCGTAGCACTCTTGGCACATGTCGATGTATTCCGCACCGAAGGAATCCGTTTCGCCTTGGATTCGCTTGACTGCGGGGCGGTCGGGGTGCTCGTCGCACGCCGCGCCGCCGAGTACTGCATGAGAGCTGCCGGGAAGGGAAGAACAGGGGCCGCTGACGTGCGCCATGGGAGTCTCCGGAGAGTGGTGGGGATGCCGGTCTTTCCCGGCTGTCAAATCGTCACCCACTTGGATCTTCGAGAGGGCACAGCGTTGACCGGACGATCCGGGCACCACACCAACCGTTTCACCAAGCCGCCGAAACGAGCTATGCACACGTAAAAACGTAAGGCCGATCTGCGAATGTTATTTGCCACCTTCCGCTGGGCAGTCACGTAGCGCTAGGCTCGTGTTTGTTGAGGGTAGGCGCTGACACAGTTCATTAAGCCGCTATTCCGCGCGGCACCACTTACCAGCCAATTGGCTCGACCCTCACGTCATGGCGACTGACAGTTGATCCCGCCTACTGCGGTGCGCCGAAACGCTTTCCGGTCGCCAATCGCCATGCGTTAGGGTGCTGGTTACGGGTCCAGCGTCCGCCTTATCTTGCGGCCGGTTTTTGAGGGGCCGGAGCTGATCCCGGCATTGGCTTGATTGGCGCTCTCGTGCCAAAAGGTTATTGCGCCTCGACCCTTGCGAATCAGCCTTCGCATTCCCTCAAGTGAGCACCCTATGCACCTGTCGCCATCTCGGGTTCAATGCGGGGTGGCTATGCTCGCCGTCCCCGCTGTCCGGAGTTGCAACGCTCGTGGAGCCAACCATGGAGCCACCGGACCGCTCATTGCGTTTTATTGAAGAAAGCGCGCTACCGCTTTTGTCGCCTTGGATTTTCCAGGGCCGCGCCCACTGGACAGTAGGGCGCTCACTTGAGGATACCGGTTACCCGCGTCCGGTTTCGCGTCATCCTCCTGCGGCGGAGGCTTCTTGCGAAGGGTGGCCGATCTTTCGCTATCGGCATCGCCAGTCTGAGGATGCGCTCTCGCTGGGTCTCGTGGCGGGCCTACCTAGCGACCGTCCGCAACGACAGTCATTCGGATTACCGCGGTACTTTGCGGCGCGGCCCTTCGGGGTGCATTCCTTACGCGTAGGCGGCCAGTCGTGCGCTGATGTAGTCGACGGCTTGCTGTACGGTTTCGATCTTCTCGGCATCGTCGTCGGAGATTTCCATGCCGAATTCGTCCTCCAAGAACATGACCAGTTCGACAGCATCGAGCGAATCGGCGCCTAGGTCGTCGACGAACTTCGAATCGTTCCGCACATCTACTATGGCAATGCCAAGCGCCTCTGCCACAACCTGCTTAACCCGGTCTTCAGTGTTCATTCTCGACTTCGTTTTGTAGTGTGCAATATGCACATAAGTTAGCACGATGGGCGGCGGGGTGCAAGGTGTTTCTATGCCGCCCGCCCCTCAAACATATCAATAGTGCGCGTATCGCGCTCACCCGGTATCTCCTGACCCGCCGGCACGAATGCCGTACAGCATGGCTGGCCATCCTTTCCGTACTGCCATTGCGGCGGATACTCGGGGTCGTCCACGTTATGCGCCATCGTGGCTCCGATGATCAGGCAAATCTCTTCGTCATCGCAGTCGTCAACGCTGTCGCCGTCGCGCATTGAACGATCACGCGCACACTGCCGGCACCAGGTATCGAAGAAACATTCGCCCTCGGTGCCGTTGCTCGGCTGGTACTTCTGGCCGACGCGATCAAGGAGCATCTTGGCGAAGTCGTCGGGGTAGATGGCTTGGGGGTTCATGCTGCTTCCTTGAGTTTCGCTGTTGCTTGCTGGATGCGCCGCCCGATAAAAGCCATCACGTTGACGCACATACTGTTGCCAAGACTTTTGTATCTAGGGCCATCGGCTGCATCGGGGATGTTCGTGTAATTGCGAGGGAAAGCCTGAAGTGCCTCGCATTCCGTTGGCATCAATCGACGAACTGCCATGCCATGAATGACTGGATTGATGACTCCGGGATTGTTGCCGCCGGTAGCGCCGTTGCTTTGATGCCAGCTACTCGTCCGAGTGTCGGCCACATGCGAAAGGACGTGCGGCTTGTCGCCGCCACCAGTCGATGCGCGCAGGCATCCGGCAACTTCGTCACCCAACTCAGCAGTCCCGCCCCCCTCGCGCCCACGTAGCGCGACCGAATACGCAACGGGCGGCTCAGATCTAGCGGGCAATGTGTGGCACAGCTCAGTAGTTGGCTTGCTGCGGTTCGTGGCGCTCGTCACCTGGTTAGGGTCAAAGACGCTGATTGCAGGAACGATTGGCTGTCCCCGCCCCGTTCCATCCTCGCTCGCGTCGAAGCCCTCCGCCTTGAGCGTGTGCGTGATCTCGCCAGTGACGCAGACGGCTTGTACCTCTGAGCGCGCTTCCATCGTGTATGTGATACCCGATTGAGCGCCGATGCCGTCAGGCCCGCTGCTCGGGTTCGTGCGCAGGGCACCCGCCTGAATCGCGAACGTCTCGGTGTCGAAGTCTAGTCGCTGGCCGCTAGTCGTCAGGCAGGTTGCGACATCAATGCTGCCGCTGGTGTTGCCCCCCCCCGAATGCTTGCAGGTATCCGCTGCATGCTTCGTCGGTTCCCGGGAAGCCGCCTGCTCCAGTGCGAGACGCAAGGGTTCCGGCAGTTTCTTGCCCCGTTTCTCGGCTCGGCGCAGAATCCCGGCGCACGCCGTCGAACTCAAAAAGTATTTTTGCGGGATCGCAGTCTTTTCGAGCACTTGCGATAACGAACACACGACGGCGGCGTTGGGCCACTCCGAAGTATTGGGCGTCGAGGACTCGCCACGCGACTGTTCTCGTGGGTCCAAACACACAACCAGCGTTCGCCCATTTTTTCCCTGGCGGGACGAGCTCAACATCTTCTCCGGCAAGTCCCGCAAGAAAGCAGCCGAACGCGTTGTCTTTGGAACTGAGCACTCCCGGGACGTTCTCCCAGACGCAGATTGCGGCTCCCTTTCCGTTTCGTCTGCGAATAAAGTCGATTGCATCAAGCAGCCTCACGTAGCTAATTGTTAGTTGACCGCGCTCGTCGGCGAGACCTTCGCGGAGACCTGCAATGGAAAATGCCTGGCATGGCGTTCCACCGACCAGCACGTCGGGAGCCTCCACCTCACCCGTCAGCACGCGTCGGCTAATCGTCCTCATGTCGCCCAAATTCGGCACGGTAGGGTAGTGGTGCGCCAGCACTTTGCGAGGAAACGCCTCAATCTCCGACAGCCAGGCGGCAGACCAACCCAGCGTGTGCCATGCCACGCTGGCGGCCTCAATTCCCGAGCACACTGACCCGAATGTGATGTCTCTCGGCAACAAGTCGATTGCTCTCATAGTTGGAATAAAAAAAGCAGCACCCCGCGGGGGTATGAGGGCGCCGCAAAAGGGTGTTCAGTGAATGGCTTCCGACGTCAGTTCGCGGTAGTCGGAGCGGGCGTGGCGGCGGTCTTCGGCTTGCTGCTCGTTGATTCCGTCCTGCGCGGCCATCACCAGCGACTTTGTGTCTGCGATGTACTGCTGGAGAATTTCTCGGCCCAAGCTGGCCATCATCTTGTCGCTCAGGTCGTCCAGCATGACCACGCGGGCGACTGCGGCCATATACCAGCCAGCCTCGATGTCGTTCTCGTTTGCGGTGTCGGTGGGGCGCGCGGAGACGGCCATTGCTACCAGTCGCTCGGCGTCTGAGAAGTTGCTGGGCATGGTGGGCTCCGTCAGTCGAAAAAAATTGTGCACTTGAACGTGGCGCCGCTCATGTCCACGGTCGCGCCGAAGCACACGTTGCCGTGATCGCACAGGATGGCGATGTCCTTGGCATCCAGACCTTCCGGTACGTTGCCGTGGTAGTCGGTCATGCCGTAGCGCGGGCTTACGTTGGCGATCACGCCGCGGTGGTGCGCAATCTCGGCATAGCGCGCCTGGTTCTCGGCGGATTCCTTCGCCTCGTTCTCGGCGCCGGTGAAGGCCCATCCTTTGATCTGGTGTCGCATGTTGTCGTCCCGTTGTTCTTTGCGTGGCCGCCGTGGCGGGCGGGTTGTGGTTAGGCGTTGAATCCGTGTTCGCGCAGGTATCCGCGCGCAGCGCCTACGAAATCACCATCCGCGTCGTCGAATAGATAGTGTGCGTATCCACCGTCATTCCAGCGCAGTTCAGCGCGCGCCCAGTCCGGACCCGTTACCAGCTTTGCCGTGTCGGCGGTGTACCAGTTGCGGCCGGCAGCGATTTCGTTTGCGTACATTTCTCAATCCCCTGCGTGTTGCGTTGCTAACGTATGAGCATAGATTAGCAAATAGCGAATGAGTGTGCAAGAACGTTAGCAAAAAAGTTAGCGTCGGATCAGGCCGGCCCGCGCGAACCGCTCGTCTACCCAGTCGAAGAAGCGGCCGGCGACGGAATCCATAGCCTCTTTCACCTTGGGCTCGTATCGCTGGATGGTCCGCTTGTGGACGCCGATCTTCTCTGCGATCCGCTCGCAGGACATGCAGCGCGCTTGGCCGAGTTCGATGTGCCGGCGCATCAGGAGGAAGCGCATCTGACCGTTCACGACGCCTGTCGCGGTAGCCAGGTGCTCGTTCAGGACGTGATTGCCCGTCCGGCGCTCGCTGTCTTCCCACGAATAGGCTGCCCATGCATAGGCGCTCAGGAGTTCCGGCAGGCCTTCGACGTGGCTCCGGATCATGGCGGCTTGGCCATGCTGGTCCTGAATGCTCAAATCGCCGTCGGCGCTCTTGTTCGTGGCGCTCGACCCGGCCATGGCTCTCTGCGCGTCCGATACCTTGCAGATAGGCTGCTGTGCAATGGCGTAGGCCCAGCGGAGCAGGGCGTCTGAATCGCGGAATACCTTCATTTCCCTTCCTCCTTGTATTTGTGACACCTCTTGCCGTGCTTGCGCGGGGTGCCGTCGCGGTTCTTGAGTTTGCAGGTGAAGACGATGGTGCCGAATAGCTCGTTGCGTGCCTGGTGGTCGCAGCCGCGACAGGTGAAGCTTTCCGCCTTGATGAGTTGGTCCAGGGGATCGCGGTAACAGTGATGGGGCAACGCCATCAGGTCACCACTTCGAGCTTACCGGCCTCGATCAGCGCAACGCTCGTCTTGGCAATCCACTCCATCTGCCGATCCCACTTCTCGGCCTTTGTCATGGTCTTGCCTTGGTCCAGTTCGGCGTGACATGTGGTGCAGAGGGCCATGATTGCCGCGTCGCTTGCCTTGTGGCCCAGACCCTTTCCGAAGCACGACAGGTTCGCGTGGGCGGCTTGGGTTGCCCCTTGTCTGCCGCAGCAGACGCAGGGCAGGGAGGCGACGGCGCGGCGTAGCTTCTCGCTGCGGTAGGTCACGGCTTTCGCCTCCATTGTTCGCGGCAGCCGTCGACCATACGCAGGTTGTTCCGCATCCAATATGGGATGATCGCGGCGAGAACCAGCACAAGGTTCCCGAGGATCATGAGCGGAAGAATCCCTAGAATCACTGCGCGACGTGCCCACACATTCCGGATCTTGCTCACGCGAACGTAGATCGTTCTCTCGTCACTCATTCGAAGTTCACCCCCAGGTTGTTTGCCGCATACGCCTGAACCGCTGCGGTGTAGGCGCTGAACTCGCCCACGCTCATCTGCGTGGTGCTCTTGCGCCGGCTGATGATCTCGCCGTCAGGTAGCGTCACGTCCTCGCAGACGCCATACATGCGGGCGAAGTACTCGTGCCATGTGTCCTTGTCGAACTGGCGGCCATTCACCCACGCCTGCTCGACGATGTCGCGGTAGACGACGCCCCAAAGAAAGCGGTTCTGCTCGTTGTTCCGCTTGCGCTCCTCGCTGGTGAGGATGATCCTCAGCGGCTCGCCCTTGTCAGCGAACGTCTTCGCATTGGCCTTGACCAGCGCAACGAAGCCGGCCCACACGGACGGGCCTCTCAGTACGAATTCCCGATACAGGGGGGTGGCGCTCATGATCTCGTCAACGCATCAAAAGCCTTGGCACATCCCTGCACCCAGTTGGCATGCAGGACCGATCCAAGCGCGTAGGGACAAAAGGCGAAGCCGTACCAGAGCGCGTGCGTCTTGAGCTTCCGGCCTAGGCGGAATGCCTGAACGCCTTCGTTCTCGACCTCATGCAGGCGCACTAGCGGCTCATCAATGGGCATGCGGAACCTTCACTCGGTTATCGCGGTATCTGTCGAATACCTCGCGGCTCTGATCGAAAAGCGCGGGGTCGGCGATCTGTACGCGAGGCGGCTCAAACTTCGACGCCTTGAGAATGGCCATGACGAACGCACCGAAGGGCGCGCCGCATACGAAGCCGATGACTCCAGCGAGGATGACGAGTTGGTAGATGTTCATGGCTGGCCCTCATACGAACAAATGCGCGACCCATGCGACGAGCCACGTAATCAGCCAGTGCAGTACGGCGATGTACGCCTTCTCTTCATGCTTCCCGCCGCCGTTGAAAAACGACGCTACGCACATGACGCCGATGGCGGTAGCGATGCCAAGCGCCGGAGCGCCAAACGGCACCATGAACCATGTCCATATGCTGACGACGATGAATGCCTTAGCCACGATCATCACCGGGATCAGCGCCAGTGCGCCTAAGACTGCCAAGACCGCAACTCCCACTTCTTTCATGCTCTCTCCTTAGAAGTCTTCGAAAATCCAGCCCCCGCCCTCGCGCTTTGGGCGCGGGTAGACGGCGCGAAACTGGAACGGGTATTGATCGGCGGCGACTTTGGTCTTGGCGCGGGCGTCATCCATGAACACCGCCTTGCCGCCCTTGACGTCGTGCATTTCGAGTTGGCCATCGGCCAGCATCACGGTGAAATCGACAGTCAGAAACGTGTTATCTGCCAGGCGCAGCTTGATTCCCTCGAAGCGGTACCAGAGCACCTCGCCGGCCTGTTTGCGCACCTCCAGGTGGGTGGCATAGGCCTGTTCGGTCTTGTTGAGTTGGCCGGCCTTGAGGCGACCCAGCGCGCGGAGTCGTTGGAGGCTGCTCATCACCACCCCGCGATATGCGGCAAGACATCGCTGCGCATAGTGTTCTTGTACCAGTGGCCCCAGTAATCAAACTCCGGCACCCACCAGAGCGACAGGGAAATGGACGCGGCCCACCATGCGTTAAATCCGCGCATGCTCGTCTCCCATAAGCCAATCTCTGGCACGCAGCACGCCTTTTGCAGCCATCGAGAACGGCAATGCCACAAGGCTCAATACGATGCCCACCGAGGCGAATGCGCCAGCGAGCAGGCTGAAGATCGCGTATAGGAGGACGAAGCCGATGCCACTCAGAATCACGATTGCTTTCATCTCACCACCCCGCAATTCTTGGCACGCCGTCGATGCGTCCAACGTGCTGCGCCATCCACCACTGGTAGTAATCGAACTCGGGGACGGACCACAGCGCCAGCGAGATCCAGCCGGCGAGGAATGCATTAAGCGGGTACATGCGCGGCCTCCTTGATGCGATTGAGCATTCGCCCCTTGCATCGACGCCCTTTCTTGATTGCCGCCGATACTGCGGCCACGGAAACGCCCAAATCAGCGGCGCACACAGACATGCTTTTCCATTGAGCCCCGGATTCAGGGTCAATGACTGCGGCAGAGAACGCATCTGACATACGAGCACGCACTTCGGGGCGCTTCGCTGGGTTGCTGTTGCCACGCATGCGCTCTCTGGCCTCTGGCCGCCTGGCGGGATTCGCGTCGCCGCGCAGTGCGGCGACTGGCTTACCTTTCTTGGCATCGCTTAGCTTCTGTCTCGTTAGGTCGGACATCTGCCTTCCCTTGTGGGCGGCGCCAATCTTGGCCCTGTGCTCGGCTGATTTCAGCATTCCCGTCAGAGACGCCGAAATCTTCGCCAAAGCGCTCTCTGTGTGCCGTTTCCCGCGCATCGGGTTGTCATTCGGGCCGTCATAATTAGCAACAGATCCTGGGTGGTCGAGGCGGAAAGCTGCTATCCAGTGCGCCTCTCGCTCGATCAAACTGGGTGCGTCGCAATGCTCAAGAACAATGAACTCGAATGAGTCGGCGCCATGCTTCTTGCACGCATCGGCAAGCCGCTGATTGATTCGGCGGCCGGCAGCCATGCCCTTGCTCAGGCTCCACCGATGCATGGCCTTGCGCTGCTTGAGATTTCGCGTTTGCCCGATGTAGTAGATCGGCTCCATTGGGTTGCGGAGCAAGTAGATGCCGGACTCACTCATAGCTTTCTCCATGGCAGTGCGTTGAAGCATCTCCTGAGGCAATACGACCTCAGGATCGAGATGGCGGTGTAGATCAGGCCCAACAGGAAGTTGTCGCGCAGGCTGATATGCATCCCGAACAGCGGGAAAATCAGCAGATTGGCGGTGTAATTCACACCGAAGCCGATGGCGGTATTGCTGATTGCCTCGACGAGGCTCATGCGTTTGGATTGCATTCAGACCCCCGGGCGTGGATGTATGTGGGCGGACGGCACATTCGATTCGGCGATCAAGCGCGCATCGGATTCGCGTGCGGCGTGTTCGGCCATGCCCTTGCTGTCAGCGATGGTGTAGTGATACGGAGCCTTGTCGGCGTATCTCTCGCGAATCTTTGGCATCAGCGCCTCAAACTCGGAGCGCAACTTGGTGAGTTCGCCGTGAAGACTCGGCGGCCGGTCATCAACCAATTTGCCGGAGTGTTTCGCGTCGATCAGGATGCCGATGCACGCGAGCGCGTTGGCGAGGTGCGGCGTGCCGTCAACGGGATCGATTTCCTCCCCCTCCCACCATGCATCGACATGGCGATCCAAGGCCGCCTTGTAGACAGAGGCGCGTGCTCCGGCTCCGCGGTAGTTCCATGCGCCGTACTTGACGTTGCCGAGGAAGTGCGAGATCGCCTGGTATGCCTTCACGATGGGCGACACCAAATGCGACGGCAGTTTGTTCGTCGCAATCGCATCTTTGGGATTTGTCGATTTGTCGCTCATGCCCGTCGCTCCCAGCTAACGCACTCAGCGAGGTGCCAGTGCGAGCGCAAGTAAGCCTCGTAGCCGACGAGATCGCCGGTGGGCTTGTGACGATCCCTCTCGCGCTCAGCAGCCGTCGTCGCCCAGTAGACGCGATGGCCAGCAATGTTGCGGCCGACTCGGAAGTGGCCGTTATTGACCGCCTGATTGCACAGCTTCTCGACGCGCTTCGGGCTCGATCCGAATCGCTCGATCAGGTCGTCAATGGTGAATTGCTGGCCGGAATCGCTAATCAGCGCGTCGACGATCTCGACCATGCGGACGGCGCGGGCCTTTTCGGTGTGGGCTCTCATGCTTCCCCCAGTTGGAATCCGAGTTGCTCGGAGTGCTTGTCGGTGAATTCGTGAGGGTCGAGTAGAGAGTGCTGACGCTGGGCGTCTTCGATGCGCTTGCAGGCGATTTCGAAATACTTCGGCTCGCGCTCAATGCCGATGAATTTGCGCCCCATGCGGACGGCGGCGATGCCGGTAGTGCCAGAGCCCATGAACGGGTCGAGGATGGTTTGCACTTTCCCAGCGTGGGTAATGCACCATTCCATTACCGAGACCGGCTTCTGCGTTGGATGTTGCTTTCCCTTGTAATCCCCGCGCGCCAGCGGGTCATAGGTCAGCACCCGCGCGTTGCCATCCCAGGAGCACCATGCGAACTCGCATTCAGCGAAGTCACGACCCTTAAAGCCGGCGCCCTTGTCCCACACGAGGAAGTTTCGGCTGGGAGGGAGATCAAAGTAATTTACACCGAACACAATAGACCTACCCGCGAAACCGAGAATATCCGCAAGCAGTTCAGCGGCCGGAGTCTCATCGTCCCACCCGAGATCACCTTCAGCCTCAATCTTCAGGCGACCATATTTGCCAGTTCCCGCGCTCGCCCCAATCCCATACGGCGGATCAGTAATCACCGCATCAACCCGCTCAAGCGTCGGCAGAATCTCCCGGCAGTCACCGAGATACAGCGTCGCATTGCCAATAACCTCGACGCGGCCAGTCATGCTGCGAGCCTCAGTGCAGGTTGACCAAAGCCAGCGGCACGCATGCGGGCTCGCAAGTCCTCGCGCGTAGCGGTGCGCTGAGTAATGTCCTGCCGTGAGCGCATGCGCGCGATGTGTCTTCCTCTCATGCCGCGATCCTCTCCGTGTGTTTTCGAACTTGTTTCGTGGCGGAATCAACTTCCCCTACGGTGCAGAGCATCAATTGCTCGAACCAAAGGTCCAGCGCCAGCTTGATGTCGGCCATCGCTTCGCCGTCGAAGCCAAGTCGGCCGGTGCGCGTATAGCGATCGCGGGCGCGCATCATCCCGTTGTTGGCCTTGGTCAGCGTCGGCAGGATTTCTTCGCCGGCGCCCTTGTTAGCTAGGGTGAATGAGTGGTTTAGCGCGCTCGCCAGCGTGTTCCATTCGCTGGCAGTACCGGTGCCCTTGCTGATGCCGTCAAAAGCGCCAAGCACGGCGAGGCGGAAAATATCGGCGTCCGCATCGGTCATCTGATGCGCGCGGGCTGCTTGCATGGCCAGCCGCTGAACGAGCGGCTTGTACTGCTTGCGGGGACGCTTGCTCGTCGCCATATCAACGCCTCCCGTTCAGCCACTCACGGCGAGCTTCCGACTGCTCGGCCGGCAACGCCTCGAACTGCTTGCATTCGTTCGCACGATCCACCGGACGGAACTTGCCGGCCTGCGTGTCGAACTCGCAGCGGCCATAGCCGAGACGTGCCATCGTTCTCTCGGTCTTCATGTCGCATCGGGTGCAGTCGATACAGGCTGGCATGGTTGTAAGTGTGCAATGTGCGAACGTGTGTGCAGCATAGTTAAATGGAGGGCGGTTGGCAAGGGTTTTGTGCATGTCCGTTATCGTCTTTGTATGCGCGCACCTTTGCTGCGGCTTCGTCCTTCGCTTCGGCGAGCTTTGCGCGCTCGGCGGCGGCTGCGGCTTCGCGGGCTCGGCGCAGTTTCTCCGACGCGGGAATAAGTTGCGCGACGGCGGCGCGAAGGCGCGCGAGCCCT